CATTAGATCTATTCCACGTACATTTTCGGAAAAATTCTTAACCATATTTTCCAAGTCTTCTTGACCGACTTCAATCTCTCTACCATCGTGAAAAAATTTTCCTGCTCTTAAAATTTGAATATCGGCAGGAGCCATTTCTTCACTAAATTTTATAATAAACGGTGATGATCTAAATTCCGACATGACTTCCTTCCTTTTTAGAGATGCATAGATAAGTATAACACCCTGTTCCGGTATTTCAAACGATGCAAAAGAGTCTTTAATAAATAAATTAGGGTCTTTTTGCCTAAAATAATAAGACTCTTCCTTCTCGTCTACTTTAAAAAATTTACCGCCTGCTTTTTTTAACTTCTCTTTGGCTTTTTCTAAAGTCATGTTAGGCGTTTTTTTAACTATAACAGTCTGAAGAGTTTTTTCGGCTAATTGATTTTCATCGGCTTTTTTTATTTGTCTTAAAACTTTGTTAGCCCATACTTGGCCAGCATCACCACCCCATAATAACCAACTTATATAAGAGGCTGAGTATGGTTCTTTTTTTATATGGTTCTTTTTATATGTTTCATGTCTATTAAAAAAGTTAACCATTTTTCTAATAACTTCTGGACTTATTTTGGATCTATTTTTTAGACTTGTTGCCCTCGCTACACCAGAACCTATTTTTAAATCACCGGCTTGTTTAGTGGTTAAACCACCTTTTCCAGTCTTTTTTCTTAATCTTAAACCTAAATCGGCATTACTTGAAACCGTCTTAGGTGGAGTAAAATTTATATGAGAATATCTTTTAATCATAATATACCCTGATCACTCATTTGGTGGGCCAAAATAAAAGCCTCTAGTTTTTCGCTAAATTGTAAATACTTCTCATTACTCTTTTTAATTTTTAGCTTTTCAATTTTTCTCCCTTTTAAATCACCTACTAAAATAGGAAGAATCATTGACCTACAATTCCAATGTAAAGGTGGCGTGAACTTAAGCATATTTGGATCATCTTTTGCGAAAATGGTGCCATTTAACTCCGTGCATATGGGAGTACGGTCTTGGGTGTAGTTATTTACGAACTCAAAGGCTTCTATCTCCTTATCAACTTCTGGGTCAGTGAAAAAAGCGTTTCTTGCCTCACCTATAGCTTGATGAGCCGTTAACGGTGCTCCGGCTCTAACCGATGGACCATCTATAAAGTCTTCGGCATTATCCTGCATGTCTTTTTTAACTTGATTAATTGCTTTTTCCTGTGCCGTTGAGGTCGTATATTGAAAATAAATAGCTTTTTCTAAATCCGCCAATTGAGTTTTAACTAATAGCTCCTGCTGAGTTTTAAGTCTTCGGCGAATTTTCGCCGGGAGCTTTTTCCACATTGTTTCTATTTTTCTGTTTGACTTTTTGACTTTTTTTGTGGCTTTTTTTACGGTTTTACTCTCTACAAATTGGACGGAGTAAATATCTTTTTCAGATAACTCATATTTGGCTTTTGGGATCTCTTTTTTAGTTTGTCTTAAAGTCTCATAAGAAATAATTGTTAAAACATCGAGTAGGTCATCTTTATATTGATTAAGACCCGATGCATCAATTCCTTTGATGGCATCGAGTTTTTTTGCATTACTTAGGCCTGACTCCTTGGCCACTACTTTATTTATAAGGCTATCACCGATAAAAGCCAAATTACTTTGCATAACATCTAGAACCGCTTTTTCGCTATCTTTTAAAAGTAAATCTAATTCTTTTCGAACGCCCATTAAAACCTTCTCCGTCTAGTTCGTTT